TTTATAAAGTTTTCGATTGTATCTCCAACGTCGCAGAAGATAACCTTAGACGGTTTCTCTTTCTTTACTTGTTGGATAAGCTTCGCCGTCGTTAGCTCTACTCTTTCGATTAGCTGGGCGGTTCCCCCGCGGTGGTCTACCTTTCCAACCTGTAAGTCCGACCAGAGAATAACTAAAGCTTTCTCGTTTGTATTATCTAAGTTGAGTTTGGGCTTCTTCCCTTTTATAACCTTCTTAGCTTCGGCGTAAAGAAGCGGTAGGTCTAGTTGGCCCGTCTTACGTCGGAAAGTAAATCGGAAAGACGTTAGGAATTCTCCGCCTTCTTTCTGTTGCCACTTGGATACCCGGGGAGTGCCGATTACTTCGAACTCGTCCGGATTCATTCCAGCAGCTTCTAGGAATTCCTCGAAGCTCGCCGGCGATTCGGAGTAGGGAGTAGTCGCTTCTCCGGTCTGGCCGTCGAACTCTACCGCTGGCCTTCCGAACGGGGTACTTCCGACCTTTATTGCTGGCTGTAGATTTTCTAACAAGAGCATTCCTTCTTTCGGTGGCGGAGGATTGAAACGTCGCTGATTCGAAGTCCCCTAGAGCTTAGTTCACGCGCTAACGCTCCCGAATTGAATTCTGGATTCGCTATTGCGCCGTCTAGGATTTCTTGGTCTTTCTTCTCTAGCTTCTCGCGTAGAGTCCTAACCGCGCAAGTTCTAATCCGCGTCGGTGGCTTTAGGTCTTCTAGCATCTTCTCCCCTTATAAGTTGTAAAGCTAAGTCCCCGATTTCGGGTTCTAGTACAGCGTATTCGATTCTTGCGGCTTTTGCTAGCAGGTCGGCTAGGTGTTTTCGAATACTCTCGAAGTCGTTTGACCAGACTAGGTTCTTATCTTCTAGAAGCTCTATAGCCCGGGCTAGGTCTTCCATTACTTCTTCCTTCTTTTACTTGCCAGTAATAACCGAATCCAACGAAGCTCTCGCTTGAAGTGGAATGGTCTGCGCTCTGCGCGGTGCTTACCCTTCGACAATTTCCACCACCTTTTCCAGTAGCTCGATATCTAGATTCGTAATTATTACCGCGTCCTTTAGAAGCTCGCTAACGATTCGTTCCCTTTCGCTTAGGACTCCTTCGACGTATCCCTTACGGAAGAAGATTACGTTTCTTCTACTCGCCTTCTTGTTCTGCCAAGTTCTTCTGTAGCCATTCATTGAATTTCACCATATCCCTTTCTAGTTCGTTTATCATTTCTCCGTAAACATTTAGCTCGATTAGTAGTAGGTCGAGTCTGGTTTCTAAGTCCATTTCAATTCCTTTACGTGTAGCTCGGCACGTTTTAGACCGATAAGGATTCCCGTTTCGTCGAGTGTTGAAGCTGCTTCTTCTTGTTTAGCTATTTCTTCGTTTAGCATTTTTAGGATTCGGTTTCGTTCGTGCTGGATTCCAGAGTTGAAAGCCCGGACGGTACTACTCGCGATTATGTCCTGAAGGTCGCTCATTTTATTTCCTTTCTTAGCTCTTGAATTATTCCTTCTATCTGCGATTCGAAGTCAGCGCTAACTTCGCCTTTTACTGCCTCTAACATTTCGATAATTCTTTCGCGCTCCTGTTTTCTTCCGTTAGCAAAAGAGTCTTCGGTTATCTTCCAGATAATTTCTTGGACTCTTTCTACTGCCCCGCCCATTAGTGGAAATCCTCTTCGGTCTTACCGCAACCGTAGTCGTAGCAGTCTTGGCAATAAAGACGCGAGTAAAGCTCCGTCTTTATACAGCTTCGGCAAGCGCACTCGTTCACAAGCCCATACCCCTTATAACTTCGTTCTGCTCTCTACGGTATCGACCTTCGATTTCGTTTACGATATCCGCTACGTTGATTGGGATTCCTTCGTGGTCTTCGACGAAGCGTAAAATGTATTCCCTTTCGTTTCTCTGGCCCGCTTTGAATCCGTCGCTGTAAGGAGTGTTGGAGCTGTATCGCTTTTCTAGTCCGTCATAGAAACCGCGGACGTAGTCTTCTTGGTTCATTCTTTTTCCCTTCTTGGCTTGCTCTCGATTGTGCTTAGGTGTTCGATTATTAGGTTTAGGGTATCCGGGTGGAGCTGTTTTTTGATGGTTAGGAATTCGAGAGTATTCTCGACTGCCGCTTTCTCGTCGCGTCGTCCCCGGAGGTAAATTGCTAGGTCGTTATCTGACAGAGTCGTTCGCGTAAACATCTGGATTCAACTCACCTACCAGCTCTAGAATCTTCGCTACCGCTTTAGTCGGAACCGGATTGGTCGCTCTTATTAGGCGAAGTATTTCTTCGCGCATAAGCATTCGGCCCATAAGGATTCCGTCTTGCTTCGCGGTCTGGAAGTTGTATTGGTTAGGAAAATAATCGTCAGTTCCGAATTCGATATTTGGGTCAGTCTTGCTTGTCATTTGCGTTCCTTTCTAAGAACTGTTTTTCTAGGTGGCTTAGTAGTTGGAGCTGGGCGGTATAGCGGTGGAGAGCTAGCGCCGGATTATCTCTCCGGCTTTCGTTCTGTTCTTTCGCGTAATCGTGTCCTTCCCGAAGGATTCTACGAAGAACGAATTCGACTTCAATCATTCGCCACTCCAACGTCTTACGACGGTAATAATTCCGCCTATCCATAGAACCGTAAAGAGGGAAGAGAAGAATAGGAGTCCAGCGTTTTCTCTTAGCAGCTGGCTTACTTCCATAAGCCGGGCGAAGAGTAGGACGGCGATTAGTTCGAATCCCATTAGAGGTACTTCTTCGCTAGGTGGTCTACTAGCCAAAGGGTCGCGCCTAGAATCCCAAAAACTCCTAGCGTGTAGCCCAGAAGTAAATCGACCTTCTGTAGTTCCCAGCTACCGTACAAGATAGCTCCGTAGAGAATCGTTATCCCGAGAAGTTTCATTAGACACGCACCTTCGGAGTAGAAAGGCGGTCGAAGAATTCGTCGAACTTCTCGCTAGCGAGTCGTTTATTTAGCTCTCCGTCCAGCGAATCGTAATGCTCGTAGAAGTGGGCTTCGCCGATTTTTATTTCTACTCGATAGACGAACTGATTATTGACTCCGCGGGAAAAACATAGCTCCACGAATTCGTCGTTTCCTCTTTCGAAGTAATCAAGGGTAGATAGGTTATTCATTTTCTTTCCTTCCTAAAGGTGGAATTCTTTTCCGGTTTCGTCTTGTATCCAGTAGCGCTCGTAATCTATGGCGGAGGTCATTTCGATTTCGACGTAGTCGCCTTTCGCGAATTTCTGGTCTGCTAGGTCTAGAGCTTGGTTGTAGTCTTCCGCGGATTCGATTTCGGTTTCTATCCACATAACGACCGGGCGCTGTACGGTGTATCTCATTTCGCTTGGGCCTTTCTTACGCGGTTCCAGAATTTAGTCTGGGTCTGGATAGGTTGGTTTTTTATTACGTACTCGATACCTATAGAGCTAAATCCGCTTTCTATGTATCTCTGTACCGCTTGGGTAATTTCTTTCGAGTTCATTTCTTTTTCCTTTCTTACTTAGCTTCTAGCGCGAAGATAGAGAAGCTAGCGTAAACGTCTTGCTTATCTGCTTTCTTATTGAAAGCGTTTCCGAATTTATTCGCTGCTTTTAGGTCTTCGAAGAAGCGGACGGCGTGTTCGTTTTCCGAAGTAGCTTCGACCAAAAACTTACTATTAGCTGGAGCTTGGATAGTAGAACGAACGGTCTTCGGCATCCCCATAATTCTCTGGACTGATTCGTAGGTGTAAGTTTCCATTTCTTTTTCCTTTCTTCTTTACGCTGTAGCTTTTGAATCTACGTAGGCTTTAGCGTCCTTTAGGGTTCTAAGAACTACGCCTTCGCCAGCTCCCGAAATATAAACGCGGTATCCACTTACGCGACGGCCGATTCTATCTAGACCAGAACGCTTAGTAATAAGCGCTTCTCCGTACTTGTAAGTCTTCATCTCGTTTCCCTTTCGTTTCCCCGGTCTTTCCGGTTAGTAATAACGTACCAGAAATTTTCGGGAATTTCGACCAATTTTGGGAAATTTTGGGAAATTTATAGAATGTTTACCAAAACGTTATAAACGGGGCGCGTTCGAATGAGTGTTCGATAGATATTGGGGCCGTAGAAGGCCCGTAGAAGCCTTTTTAGGCTTGGGGTAAGGTATTTACCCTAATCAAAGCTCCCGGGCCTCTATGGTCGGCATAGACCTTTGTAGCCGTTAGGCGAACTATGCGGGAATCGTCCGAGTAGATTCCAGCGTCGGTTAGGGAATCAGCTACGGCACGAACCAGCTTGTCGAGGTCTGGCATTACGGCCGGGAATTCTCTATCCCTGACGGTCTTAGGCCGGGGGAGGAAAAAGATTACGGAGAGTTCGACCGGGGTATCTATCGGCTTCCACTCTTCGGAGATTAGGTCTAGCGCTGCGAAGACTACTGCGTTGCGCCACTTCTTATGCTTGGTCGAATTGACCTGAACGATTCGTCCGTTTATTACGGAGTGGGAACCTTGGGAAGCTGGTTCGCCGAATACTTCGATAAGTAATTCAACCGACATACTGTCGCCACGCTTCCGAGATTCCGGCCCATACGTAGAAGAGTCCGAAGACCAGCCCTGCTCCGTGTAGGAAACCGGAAGACTCCGAAGCGAATTCGATAAGAAGAATTCCAGTCGAAGCAGGGACTAGCCAACGGATAAACACTAGAAGGGTAGCTCTTCGTGAGTCGGGGTCATACCCGGAGCTTCTGAACCGTCTAGTTTGATTGTCGCGAAGTTGATAGAAAGATTTACTACTGTCTTCTCTTCGCCTTCTTTGTTCGTGTAGTTTCCGATAGCTGCGGATAGAAGACCGCGAGCAGATACTTTTTGTCCGACTTGTAGGGTCGAAGTTGGAGCGTCTAGCCAAGCGGTGTATCTTGCGTCGCGCTTTTCCCCGTCCTTCGATTTGAAGGTTTCGAGAATCTGGACTCCCTTATTACCGAAGACGAGTCCAACGATTTCGCCTTTTACTTCTACTGTTGCCATAGTGTTTCCACCTTTCTTTTTATTATTTCTTACCTTACTAGCAAGCTAAGACTTTTTGATGTGTTCTGGATTGACGCAGTCGAGATGTCCACAGTTGCGAACGCCGGGAAGAACCGGCTTGCCTTCGTAGATTGGGGTGGTAAGAGTTTCGCCGTCGAAGTCGCCCTGCCAAGGAAGACATTTAGTATTTCCGTACTTGACGATAAGCGACTGGCCCATTTGACAATCGGTACACCGAACGCCGGTCTTCGGTTGGTCTGCCTTGACGCGCCAAATATGGCCGCACCTATTACAGATAGCTTCATTCTCTTCCACCGCATTAGCGTATCAGTCCCGCCTGAATCGCTGCGTTTCGACAGCAGGGGTCGCAGGTAAGTAATTTCTTACCGTGGGCGCAGATTGGGTGTGGGTCGCCGTTCTGAACCGGAGCTGGTTCCATAGCCCGGGCGCGTTGCTCTTCGGTCTTTCGTCTTTCCTTGATTCTCTGGGCGAACGCTATAACGTGCTTGGCTTCCACGTAGCTAATCGACTGCTCGCGCTGGGCTTCGATTACTGCCGCCTTAGCGTCCGCGAAGTCAAGATAGCCAATTAGGTCGAACCAGACTTGTAGCTTCTCCGCCGATAGCTGGCGGTTATCTATCGCGCTTAGGTATTCCATAAGCTCTTTTAGTTCGGTCTTAGTCATTCGCCCATTCCTCCAACTCGCTCTTATCGTTCTTCTTCCGTTCCGGTAGCGGTGGATTATTCCAAGCTTCGGCGTTTAGCCAAGTAGCCGGGTTCTTTACGTAGCGTTTCTCCGGAAGGTTCGGGTCTTGGCCGTATCGCTTCGCTCCTTCGATTACGTCCTTAGCGTCGTAATGTTTTAGGGCTTTTCTAAATGCCCTTACGGCTGCTCCCTTGTCTACCTTCTTCGGGTATAGCTCCCAGAATTCTAGAAAAGAATCAGTTTGGGAAATGTCGTTTATTCTCTCGTTATTCTTAATATGTTCTTCTTTAGTAATAGTCTTCTTAAGTAGCGGATTATCCAACGTAGGATTATCCAACGTAGGTTCAACCGTTGGGTCTTGGGTCGTGTAAGTGTATCCTCCAAGGTATCCCTTCTCCGTCCGCTCTCGATTCTCCGAGCGGTTTAGATAACCAGCTTCGAGTAGTTCGTTTATAACGGTTCGAATAGCGTCGCGACCAACTCCGTTAGCGTGGGCCAGACTTTCTTGACTTATCCTCCAACCCGGAGCGTGGGATAGTAGCTGGGCCAGTAGACCTTTAGCCCCAAGGGTTATTCGCGAATCCCTAAGCCACGCGTTAGGAATCTGCGTAAAGTGGTCGTCGAATGCGTGGTGTCCTCGTATAAGCGGCATTAGTTCCCTTTCTTAGCAAGTCCCATAGTAGCTAATAAATCAGCTAAGGGTATTAGTCTTCCGATACTGGCCTTAGTTTCCTTTGAGCTAATTGGTTGCCTAGTTTCACGGGGGTTCGTGTTGCGTATGAACTCTTTTAGGACGCTGGCTTTGACCATAATAAAACCGTCCCCGGTCGGACTAGCCCAACACCAGTATTCGGCTTCCGAAACGTTTATCCCGCTTTGCTTCTTGTCCGAAGCGTCGGGTTCCGAGTAGTGCCAAGTTTCGACGTAAACGTTCCCCGTTTCGTTTATTCGATAGTCGGTTTTCACTTCGACCTTATTCCCAACCAAGTCGTTTAGGAATGTTTGCACCAGTTCTTCCCCGACCAGTCCCCGCGTAAAGTCTAAGTCGAAGCGTGGTTCGTATTTCCCCATTTCTTTTCCTTTCATTCAAAGTCTGGTTCCGCGGTGCGAACCTTTCCATAATTGTCATCTAATAGATACCAACCGTCCGATAAGCGAACGGGTGTTTTACTTGGTTCTTGGTGCGCGTAAAGCTTCCAACCGTAAGAGCGAGCAAGGGTAGCAAAGCTAGCGGAAGATTCCATAAGACCATTCCCTAAAGAGCAGAACGCGATAATGTTTGAAGGACGATTACGCACTTTACTCCCCCCCATTCCTCGATTAAGTCTGTGCTGTGGAATTAGTTCCGGGCCAGTCGTGCCACAATGCGGGCAAGACCTATCGCGGTCTAGATACTTTTGGAATTCTTTTTTAGTCATCTTCCCACGGGTCGAACTTCTTCGCGGGTAAATCTAACCCGGTTCCTGAGTAGTCCACGCTGAATCCAATCTGCGAAGAAGTTTCTACTTCCCGAAGATTCGAAAGGTCTTCTGGACTTGGAGCCGGGCAGGAGTGGCGACGAATCCAGTTCTTGTAAAGCTGAGTAGCTTCTTCTCCGGTGGCCTGAAATACAGCCCCGCAAGAACACTTCTCCCGAATCTTCATAAGTCGCCAATCTCCCGCCCATTAGTCTAGCTCCGCCATTGAAGTTCTACGTTCCGGCTTATAACCGCGGTCATAGTAGCCGTATCGGATAGGACTTTCATTTTCATTTTTACCCGGTTGAACTCCGCCCGAGCTAGGTCTACTTTTAGCTTCTCGTCTATGGCTTGGAGCTTAGATACCGCCTGACGGTCTGCTACCGTTCCTGAGCTATTTAGGAAGGATAGAGAAACTGCTTTATCGAAAGTAGCTTCCGCGTCCGCAAGTTTTACTTCTGCGTCGTAGAGAGCTGACGCTCCCTTCTCCATTTCCTTAGCTATCCGTTGTAGCTCTTCGACGATTTGACCCGGCGACTCCATTAGCTAAGTTCCCCAGCGGTCATCTTTATCCAGTCCAGCACTTCCGGAGAAGCCTTAGCGGTCTTTGCTTCGGAGTAAAGCAAGCGTAGAGCGTCGATATCTTTCTTCTTAGTTAGCTCTCCAGCTTCCGCTAACCAGTCGCGGGACGGTAGCTTCGGAGTCTGGCCCCTAGATACCTTTTCCATTTCTTCGCGGGTGACGCGCTTATTACCGCTAAAGGTGTAGTTAGCAAGACACCTTCCGATTGCGCTTGTCTCGGCATTTTCTAGCGCGGAAGTTTTATTAGCCATTCCAACGCCGTCTACTTCGAATGCCCAGCCCGTAGTTTTTGGAAGGTTTTGTGCTTGGTCGTCTGCGTCTAGATAAAGCCTAGCTTCGACTACCCAAGTTCCAACGGAGCGGTCTTGCGCTGTGGTGTGATTTACGGTAATTATTCGCGCGTCTTTCGCGATATCACTACTCCAAAATCTACGGAGTCTTTCCTCGACGGTTTCGTAATCGTTCAGGTTGAACTGTGCCATTATTACTTTCCTTTCTTTTCGTGGTGTAGGTAAGGGTTCCCCATTCCTCGGGCGCGTAAGCTAATCGCGTGTTCGCCGTAGACGATTCCCCTTTTCTTTCCGGACATAGCCGATAGAACTCGACTCTTTAGTTCGGTAAGTTTCTTTTCTGCTTTCTCGTAATCGCTTAGAGCTTCGAAGTAGTGAAGTCCTAGTTCGTCTAGGTGTTCTTCCCCGTCTTCGATTTTTGGATTCATAGCCCGGATAGTTTCGAACGTGGAATTACTCCCGTCCCAGTCCGGCATTTTATTATTTAGAACTGATTCCCTAAAGCGATAAGCGGCAGCAACCAAGGAAGCTGCTTCGAACGAATCCCATTCGACTTCGAACTCTTGGTAGCTGGAACCAGCTAGCGCTACTAGCTTCGCTTCTTGGATTCCAAAGACGTTCATATACCAGAGAACCTGCGCCCGGTAATGCTGTGGAACTTCGCTCCAATAGTCGCGCGAAAACTTTACTTCGATAATTCCCCAAGTTCCGTCCGGCTTCTTATAGAGAGCGTCTGGGTTAGCGCGTTGCCATTCAAACTTCTTATGGCCCCAAGTTCCAGTCGTATAGATTTCGTATTCTGGGTGTTCCTCCGCGAAGAGCTGGAGGATTGGAGCTTCTAAGATTGTCCCAAGTCGCATAGACATAGACGGTTGTATTTCGTCCGGGATTTGCTTCGTCTTTTTTGCCCACTTAGTTATTGCGGATTCCCAAGGACTAAGCCCAGCGATAGCTCCGATATCCGAACCACCGACCGCGCCTTCCGCGTTCCGTAGGTTGTGCCATTCTTCCGAACCGCTTTCGAAGTTGCCCAGAAGGACTGCGTCCCCAAGCTCCTTTAGTTCTAGTTCCCCTTTTATCATTTTTCCATTTCCTTTCCTTTTGGCCTAAGCCTTTAGTAAGGTCTAGGTTATGACTACCTTACGACATTTATTAGGAATAGAACGGAAATACCTAGAACTTCACGAGGCGATTCGCGAACTAGGTGGGGTGGAATGCGAGGAATTACCAGACTTTTTCTTCCCCGAAGAACCAGACCGGGCTTCCCGGCTTATGGTAGAAAAGATAGCTAAAGAGGTATGCCAGCGCTGTCCGCTTAGGGTAGAATGCTTGGACTATGCCAAGTCCACCCGGGTAATCGGGATATGGGGAGGTACTACTTACGAGGAAAGATACTCGCGGGATTAGTCTTCGTCGGGAACGTGGCTAATAGCTAGGGCGGAACCGCCAACAGCTAGTACCGCTGCGGATACATTTAGAATCTGCGCGCCAAGTTCGTTAGTAATACTTCCGATAGTGATTAGTAGTGGAACGGTTGCGGCGATAATTCCGTAAATCCATTTTCTTACGTGTGGTTTTAGGTCTAGCATTAGTCTTCTTTCTGGTAAAGGTTTATATCTTCAAAGGTAGCAGAAGCAGTATACGCGGTAAGGATAATCGAAATAAGTGCCACGCCTCCGACTACCATTTGAACGCTTACCTCTCTATCCCAAGCAAAGGTAATCATTCCGAAGGCTATCATTACAACGCCGATTCGATAACTTCCGAAGATTAGTTTTCTACGGAAGTGCCAGCTAGGGCCGGAACCCTTTTCCTTCTTTTCGTCCTTCAGTAGAAAGACGTAATCAAGCCACTTCACTTTAGTTTTTCTAGAGCGATTTGAGTCTTAATGTAAGAAGTAGGTTCGGTGTATCTAAGACCCTTATTATTCCAGACGTAAAATTTACCGCGCTGGATTTCGAAGTGAAGGTGTGGCCCGGTAGATTCTCCGGTGTTGCCACTTTCTCCTACCTTCTGGCCTTCTTCGACTCTATCCCCAACTTTGATTCCGGCTTCTTTTATAGAACCCTTCTTCAAGTGGTAATAGCCCGAGGTAATCCATTCGCCGTTTACCTTATGGCGCAGTCGAACAATGTAGCCACCGCCAGCAGGTTCGCCGTTAGAAAATTTTAGTTTCGACGGGCCAGCATAAACAACAGTTCCGCGAGCAATAGCATAGACCGGAGTACCGACAGCAGAGCCGTAGTCAATCCCGTTATGGTGTTTACGGATTTTCTCGATTGGGTGAATTCTCCAACCGAACGGACTTGTTATCCGTGGCATAGGTTTATTGAAAGGAAAGCGCATAGTTCTATTTTACGCTAGTCGAGCGTTTACAGTAATGCTTCCACCTAGAGCGACCGCGGTTCCGTTTATCGTAATCGTTGTAGCAGATAGAGATACAGTCCTAGTTTCCGAGTTGTAAGCAACTGGAGCGGTAGCCGATACGACTCCGGTATCTCCAGTATCTCCTTTGACTCCTTGGATTCCCTGTGGCCCGGTCGCACCTGTGGCCCCTGTTGCTCCAGCCGGCCCGGTTTCGCCTTGGATACCTTGGATACCCTGAATACCTTGTTCGCCTTGTGGCCCGGTTGCCCCAGTCGCTCCCGTTGCCCCGGTAGGCCCAACGTCCCCGGTATCTCCTTTATCGCCTTTTGGCCCAGTCGCTCCGGTTGCGCCAGTTGCGCCCGTTGCTCCAACTTCGCCGGGGATTCCTTGGATTCCTTGTGGCCCAGTATCTCCGGTATCGCCTTTAGGCCCGGGTACGGTAGAAGCTGCTCCCGTTTCTCCGGTGTCGCCTTTGTCCCCTTTATCACCCTTCGGGCCAGTCGCACCTTGCGGGCCGGGAACCGTGGAAGCTGCGCCAGTTTCACCTTGCGGGCCTTGTGGCCCAGTCGCGCCCGTTGAACCCGTGTCCCCTTTGTCGCCTTTGTCGCCTTTGATTCCTTGAATACCCTGCGTACCGGTCGCTCCGGTTTCGCCTTTTTCACCGCGGGCGAAGTAAACCTTTAGAGTTTCCTTAGCAGGTTCGGCGACGCTAACCGTTGTAGTAGGTGGAGCGACGATTGTAATTTTAGGCACGAACGACCTCTGGGCTTACTCTTACTGCGCCTTCGACTAGGCGGATTACTCTTCCGCCGACGGTCTGTGTTAGCTCCATAGCCCAAACATAATTCGGGGAAGTTAGCGTAGAAGTCTGGTTAGCGGTTAGCGAAATACTAATTACCGAAGTAGAAGTGTTTATAGCCGTAGTAATTTCTAGCGCGGTAGAAGCGGAAGGGGTCTGTCGAATCTGCGCCTTAGCAGTCCACCCGGTAAAGTCGAATAGCGTTCCGTCGTCGTTCTTGTATTCGAACTCTAGGCTAAAGGTAGCCCCGGCTTCTATTTCTAATCCGTAATTCGCTGCCATTATTCTTCCTTAGATAACTAGATTTACTACTGCGCTTACGAGAGAGATAACCCCGGCGGTTAGTCCGGTATACGCAATCTTCTCAATCCAAGCTAACCGGGCCAGAGTAAGTTCGACTTCTCTAAGACGGTTTGGAACTTCGTCTAGGTGGTCTAGCTTCTCTAGAACCTTTATCAGAATTTCACCGTGTTCGAGCTGCTTCTGATAGATAGCGTTCTGAGTAATCCGCACCCCAGTTGTTTCTTCAGCCATTATGCTTCAGGTTCCTCGATTGGAGCTGTGATTCTGCCGTCAGGCAATAGGTAGGCTTCAGGGTTTATAGCTTGGCAAAAGGCTAGGGCTTCGGCTTCCGTTATGTTGGTGAAATCCCAAGTTGTCAGTTCTGACTCGTCTTGTGCTTCTGTAAGGTAGCCAAGAATAGTGCCGCCATTTTCTACTGGGCCATCTGCCCAAGCCCCTTCCGCACCGAAACCAAGCTCAGCAATTTTATCCTCTGGGCCAGTTCCATAGTTAGGGTCTGTAAAGTTTAGTTTCCAAGTTGCGTAATTCACGACAGCTCCTTCTTAGCGTTTTCAATTTCAACAACGAACTTGTCTAATATGCCCGCTTGTTCCATAGCTTCTATGTGAGCAGGGTTTACACCAGAACCGCCCATTAGCATAGCTTTAGCGTTGTTTGTGAGTCGTTCTTTCCAGTAATCCGGCTGGGCTTGCTCAATTTCTTCACGAGTGTACTTCTTGTCAAAGCTATTCCAGATATCTACAAGGTGAGCTAATTCTCTTTCAGCGCCTAGCATTGTAAATCTAGCTTGTACTAAACCAAGCTCTGCTTCCTGCGCTTTTAGCTCGTCTAATTCATCACCAGTTTTTCTAAGTTTGGCGATTTTTACCTCGGTCTTTTTTACCCCAATTTGAGCAAGCTTGTATTTGTAAATCATATCTTGAAGTTCGATGACAGTTTGGTAATAACGCATTTCTTCTGTTGCGTGTTGTCCTAAAACGAAACGCTCCAGTTGAAAGCGAGAGCGTGGTTGCTGAACTTCAGCGATTGCTTTATCAATTTCATCAAACATTTATAGAACCCCTGAGCTTGCCATACCAGAAATACTTATACGGTTGCTTGACAGACCCGTCCCAAGAGTAGTCCGAGTATCACTAGGAAAGGCGAACTTATCGACTGTTGAAACTATAGTTGAGTTTACATCGCTTCCACCAGCAAAGTAGCCAGCAGTACCAGAGTGTGCCATACCAGCTAATCCAAATCTACCTAAGCTAAGTCCTGTTCCTAAAACACTTTGAGTATCAGAGGGAAAGGTAAACTTATTAACGCGAGTTGTTCTTTGAGTTGCGTTATCTATACCACCACCAAAGTACCCAGCTACTCCAGAATTAGCCATAGCCCCTAACCAGTTTGTAGCATTACTTAGTCCGGTTCCTAAAGTTGAGTTAGTATCTCCCGGGTAGGCCATCTTGCGTACAATCGTTGTCTGCGCACCAGCATCTGTCCTAAATCCCCCACCTGTATAACCAGCAACACCGCTATTCGCCATACCCGCTAGTTCTCTTGTAGGAAACTCAAGAGCAGTCAAGTTAGAAGTTGAGTCTGTCGCAAAAGTGAGCTTTGTTGCTCGGTCTGTGCCTACACCAGTATCTCCCCTTCTACCACCTAAAAAATACCCAGCCACTCCAGAATTAGCGTGTGCCGCGTAAGCAGAGCGACCAAACTCAATTCCGACTCCAAGTGTAGTTCTAGCGTCAGTAGCAAAAGCAAACTTGTCTGTATTTCCAGAGTCATTTTCTCGACCAACATAGCCGGCAACATTTGAGTTAGCCATAGCAGCAATACGAGCAGTATTAGTCCCTAGGCCTGTAGCAAGAGTGCTTCGAGTGTCGCCGGGAAAGGCGAACTTATCGACTGTTGTACTGCCGCCTCCGCCGTCAGAAGCCGCACCACCAGCAAAATAGCCAGCAAGAATAGCAGGCACTCCACCAGCTCCAGCTAAGATTCCTAATGGAATAAGCATTATGGAATAATCTTTCCAATAATCCTGTAAGTCGAAGGTGCTACTTCGAGAACAGTAGCTGCGTTGTACTGCTGGTCGATTTTGAAGCTGACTCCAGTTCCAGCAGTTCCAGCCCCGGCCCAAGACGTTATCCCGGTACCTGCTGCGATTGAAACAGTTCCCGCACCGTCCCGGATAATGTCGATACGGTCGCCAACTTGGAATACGTCCGGGATAGTAATAGTAATAGCGGAAGAGCTAGTCGAGTAAATAAAGCCGCCTGCGTTTGCCGGGCTTGCGGTGTAAGCAGTTGTAACGGTTGCGTGAGTTCCGGTGTAGACATTCTGCCAAGCTGAACCATTCCAAGTTTGATAAGTGTTGGTGTCTTCTAGGTAGACCAACATTCCTTCGACGGCGGTTCCGATAGCTGAGCTTCGGGCAGCAGTTCCAGCGAAAGTCATAACTGACTGATTCATTAGGAAGCTGTTCATATCAGAAGCAGCTAGGACTTCTCCGGCGGTAAATACTTTTCTAGGCATTATTTTCCTTTGTTCTCTTTTCTATTTTACTAGTAGGAAAGGCGGTCATCATCAAGGACACCAAGAACCGGGTCATCAAGGACGAAGATTGCGAAGTCTAGGCGCTCTAGCGTAAATGTAATATTCTTACTTGAGTTATCCCAGTTATGCGTAATACCAATGATACGGCAATACTGTTCGATTGCGGGTGGAATCCCCGAAGGCTCAAAGGCGACTTGGACGATATCCCCAATTTCTAGGTCTAGGACGGCGTTCTGTTTTTCGGCGACTATGTTATCTAGTGATACCGTGACGGTGTCGAATCTATACTGTGGTTGGTAGAACCTAGCTAGAAGGAATTCAGCTAGGAATTGTAGGTCGCTAGCATTTTGGACTAAGAGTCCAGAGCGGTCGTAAGCCCTTACTCCGTAGAGAGCTTGGCTAGTAAAGTTTTCGGCGAATCCGGTTTCTGGAATAAAGTCGTCATTCTCTAGAGAGATACGGTTGTAGAGATTCTCGGAACCATAAACAATATTTACGTCAATAAACGGGATAGGAGTAAAGGCTGGGTCTATCGCGGTATTAGCGAATACTACGTTGATAACGTTAGGAGTTGCGTTTCTTTCTCGGAATACTAGATTACCCTCGCGCGAAATAAAGATAGTCCCGAACTCGGAAGACTCTACTAGCTGGAGATAGCTAAGGGTTCCAGTACCTTCTTCGATAAGGCTATCTAGGAGAAGTGTATTTCCTTCGTCGATTTCTCTTCTGTTTTCCGGCCAGCTAACTTCCGGCTGGTCTAGGATTCTAGTTATTCTTGCGCCCGGTAGTTCGCTAGGCGGACTTATTTCGTCTAAAGCGGAATTAGTAAGAACCGAGAAAGCGTCAGATACGTCTACTCTTACGACAGATTTTTTGCCGGGTTCGTACTGAATATCGAAGTCGTCTATAAAACCGTTGAATACGGGATAGTTGTTTGACCGAATAATTACTTCGCGCCTTGGTACTAAAGCTCCGAAGTAGAAACCGTCTTCGTAGAGTGGGTCGAATAGTCGGTCGGAGTTATCTAAAGTAATACTTGCTATACCGGAGTCGATACGGTCTAGGGCTTGGGACTTACCCCGACGAACCGCAACGGAAACCAGCCTAGAGGAAATGTCGTAGAACTTTTCTCCGCCAAGCGTGTAGTCCGTATTATCAAGAATTCCTTTTATTGGGTCGTCCAGTATAAAAGCGTAAGGGTCGTTTTGCCCAAGGTCTAGCCGAATCTGAACTTCGATACTTGGAGCAGACATTACGCTCCCTGCCAGACCGCGCCCGAAGTTCTTTCGTAAGCCTTGATAGCTTCCACGATTGCCCGACCAATAGTAGCGCCGGAACCGACTCCCCCGTCTACGTTGATGTTATAGATATTCTGTTGTCTTTCGGTCATAAACCTAGCTTCGGTTCCAGTCGTAGCGATTTGAGAACCTAGTCCACCCAGTTCGGCGAAGCCTTCGTTTATCCTAGATAGCGCCCCGGTTCCACCTGCCACTAATCCCGCTGCTAATCGTGCGCCTGCTACTGGCCCAGCGGAAATAACTTGCTGTAGTAGCTCTGGATTTAGTCCCATAGAAGAAAGCTTTGTAATGTTTGCCGAGAAGGACTTTACCCGGGCTAGTAGCTTATCCATATTCCTAATAATGGAATCAGTAGAACCGCCAAGTTCCGGAAGGCTAAACGCGCCAAGGATTGAATCCCTAATACCTGCGAAGGTATTGGCTACCGAATCGGCGAAGGACTTATAGATTCTTGCCTGCTCTGCTAGGCGGGCTTCTTCGATTCTTCTATTCTCTTCTTGGATTCTAAGAAGCTCTTGCGCTGCCGAATCCGCTGCTGCGTCCGAAGCCATTTGTCTTGCGTTAGCTGCGGCTTTTCCTGCTGCTGTTTTATCAAAACTCTTCTGGAGTTTATTAGCTTGCTTTTGAGTTCCTTGAACAATCTTTCTAGCTTCCGCTAATCCTTTAGGCCCACCAATAATCGAAGAAGCAAATTCTTCAGTAAGCTTTCTGGTATTAGTTAGTTTCTCGAAAAGCTTTTGCTCTTTTTCCCCTAAAGCAAGGCGCTCTTTTAGCGTTTGAGTTTCGGCCCTTACGCTACTAGTACCACCGGTTTTAGTTCCACCTAGAAGAGAAGCCGTATACCTTTCCATACCGCTCTGGGCGAAGGACTGGTCTAAGTCGCGTCTTCTTTCTGCTGCGTCTTTATACCCGGAAAGGTCTGGTTTAGGAAGACCACCTAAAGCTCTGGAGAGTCCTTCCGCTTCCGTTCTAGCTGACTTTATTAGACCGACATAAACGGCGGTCGGGTTAGCAGCTTGCCTCCAAGGGTCAGCGATAAGTTCGGCTTTAGTTTCTTCGTATAGCTTTTTAGTTTCTACGCTAGCTAAACGTGCGTTAGTAGCTACCGCGTTGAAACCTTCAGCGACAAGTCCTAGTGCTACGACCGCCGCACCGATACCGCTAAAAAGAAGAGCGGAGCGAAGAAGGCCAACCGATATAGTTGCTTTCTTTGCTTGGGTATCGGTTCCAGCTAGAAGGCTATTAGTTAGAACGGCGACGGCGTTATAGATTCCTTGTGTTGCTTTGATTACGTTATAAGCAGTATTCAAGGCGAAGAGCGCACCTGAAACCTGAATAATTGTTTGCGCGTTCCGTAGGAAGAATCCAGCTAGGTCGATAAGAGTCTTAGCTAAAGCTTTCCAGTCTACGGAATTTACAGCGTCGCGAAGATTAGAACCAATTTCCGGGGCCATTTCGCGAAGCCCGTCGACTAGACTCCTTACGGCCGGCATAACGATTAGACCGATTTCTTCGCTTAGGTTTTCTAACTCGTGTCCGAGAAGCTCTACTTGTCCAGCGAAGGTCTGTGCGTAAGCTTGTGCCGAACCGCCGAACTGGGACTGTAGCTCCGCAAGGATAATCTTTTGCGCGCCGAGTAGGTCGCCTGACTGCGTAAGAGTTTTTATCTGTTCTTTTTGCTGGTCTGTAAATTGGATACCGACTCGAGTAAGAGCAGAGATTCCACGAACCGGGTCGTTTAGCGCTTTACCTAGACGGATAGCTTCTCCGCTAGCGTCCGTTCCCATAGCCCGAGCAACGTCTAGAGTTGCGGCTACGGTCTGGTCAAAGATGTCGTTATTTTGTCCAGCTTGATTCTGAATGTTTTTGAAAGTTAGAAGAAGGTTCGCGCCCGATTGAATCGCTTCGTCGTCTACTGCGGTCTGACGCATAAGCTTCTCGGACAGGTTCGCAATATCTGCTGCTGTTCCGTTAGCTGTAGTTCCGGTAGACCTTAGAACCGCTTCGGTCTGGGACATAACTCTTTGCGCTTCGGCTGCGGCTTGGACGCTCTTACCTAGGCCAACCGCTACTGCGCCAATACCAAGCCCCGCGAGAGCTGCGTTTCTACCTAGAGCTTGGAAGTTCCCACGAACTTTATTTAGTTGGTATTGCGCCTGCTTCAAACCCTTAGAGTCGAAGACGGTGATAATCGGAATTCTTACGGCCATTACATTACCTTTAGCTTGACGTTAACTTTATTTGAGTATCTTTCGACTATGGCTAGTACAGCTTTAGAAACTCCGTCTTTTCTTCTCTCGTAGCCTTTCCAGACATATCGAGAAGCTGCGCCACTTAGCTTCTTTAGCATTCCTTTAGCGTTTCTAGAGTTAGCGTCCGGGCCTCGGCCGACCAAGTCTAGGATTTCAAAACCTGCCGCGTTGCCCGGCGATACAGCTTCGAAGCCGATAAGAGAGCGTTCGGTTCCGCCTCTTCCTAAACTCGCGCTAGGTCTTTGATAGATACGGATTTGCGGAATTACGTATCTAGTTCTACCGTTATGAAGCATACCGCCTTGGCCTTGCTGGTTTCCTTGTAGTGGAGAAACCGGTGGGACGTTTGATTTGATTTGCGAAATAACGGAAGCCACTCCCGGCTCATTTATTATTTCTTTCTTCATCTGTGCGTAAAGCTCTGGTTCGAAACTTTTTAGTTGACGGACGGTTTCGCCTATCCCTTCGACATCAACTCTTAGCATTCTGACCAGCCTTCCTCTATCTATTCTACTGAAGCGAAAATAAAGAAGCCCCAGCGTTAGCCGGGGACTTCTTTACCGCGGAAGGTTCTTAGCGACTAGCCACCTGTTCATTGTCCATAACATTCGGTCGGATTGCTCCAGTAAAACACTTGGAGGAATTCCCGACTCGACCGCTAGGGAAGCTATAAACCAATGAGCGGAGCTATCGCCTAGTCCTACTATTCTGGAACTTTTGGGTCGTCAGTTGTTCCAATCGAATCTACTAGCTCTAGCCACGCTTCATACTCTTTGTCTGTTTGCTTCCTGCGCTTTTCTGAATGCCAAGCGAGGAATAACAACCAGCCTATTCTTGGGTCGTCTAGCTTTGCGATTGAAACGTTGAACTTGTCTTCGAACGCCACCATATCGGCGGCAGAAACCAAAACGTCCTTATGTGTTCCGTCTGCGAACTCTATGCGTAGGGTAAGTTTCATTTTCTAGCCTTAGACTGCCGCAGTTGCGAAGCTGACCGAACCACTTGTTGGGTAAGACACGCTGAAGGTTGCTAGGTCACCAACCGCGCCCGCTACTGGGGACACGCTGTTTACTAGCACTAGAGCTGTCCAAGTTGGGTTAGTCGCCGATACAGCGGTTCCGTTTGGGTTGATTGCTACAGTTGCGATAGTTCCAACTAGAGGGTTTAGAATCGTGTTGATTCCGCCCACTCCGTAATCGTTGTGGAAGTCGAGTGATACGGTTCCGGACTTTAGGCCACCGATAATCTCAGTCCAGCCGTTGCTTCCGAAGTCTGTCACGTCTACGTCTGTTGCGGTAATTTCTAGCGAAGCTGCCGCGCAAGAGTTAGACACGTCTGTTCCGTTGATTTTTACAACAGGGTTAGTGACTACATATTTTGCCATTTGTTTTGTTCTCCTATTTTCCTAGCGGTTTTTATTGTGCGTAAACTACGACGTTGAATTCGGCAGCTAGGTAGGTCACTTCGCCAATAACAATAGAGCCGTAATTCCGCATATCAGTCACGCGAAGGGTGTCGCATTTTCCTCCGAGTGTCTTATCTGATTCTATCGCAAGCTTTACCGAAGAAGCCCCGGTCGAGCTAACGTAAGAATCG